AGAGTGAATACAACAGTTAGCGTGAACACTGGCTTCGCAACTTCCGACCCCAACGATGGAATGATTGCAGGGCGCGACATTGCAGCAACGAGATACAGCGAAGAGCTCACGGCCATGTTGCAAAACATGAGGATGCCTGACGACAATACGTGCTTTGATTGCCGCCGCAACATGAAGTATGTAACTGCTCTACCTTAATGGCTACGCCCAAGGAGATAAGTGATCGCATCAATGCTCTGTTCTCTGAATGGAATAACGGATTCACGCCGCTATCCTTTGCAGTGCAGGATATGAGGCGCGAGATGTATATTAGAATCTTTGGGATTGATACTGGAAGAGGTCGCAATCAAGCAGGCAACTTCTTGCCGACCAAGCCTTACACTCCTGCTTACGCAAAGATAAAAGCTGCAAACGGAAGACCTCCATTGGAGCTCACAGGATTCTTGAAGAGGTCGTTTGCAACAGATCAAACAACAGTTATTACCGAGGGATTTGATACTGCAATCTACACTGTTGCTGATGAAGCAGGCAAGGTAGAAGGGCTTGAGAAACTTTACGGAACAATATTTAAACCAACAGCGGAAGAGCAATCGAGAATGTTGCAACTACATGCAGAACTATTAGTAGAGCAAATATCAATACAGATTTCTAAACCATGAATCTACTTAAGACCATCATCGAGCGGCTCAACCAACGTGTTGAGGTTGCGAATATCTTCGACAAGCAGTTTGGACTTTGCGAGCTTAATGCAAACGGAAACGACAAAGCTTGGGTGCATTACATCGGCAATGGTCAAGCGGAGGTTGTTACCAACTTCGATGCTAAGCAAGGAACATTGTTTTGGGCTAAGCGTGGCAAGGTAACAGTTACCAAGACTGATGCCTACAAGATGAGCGGCTGCAAGCAGTTGTACGTGACATCTTTTCCATTGACTGCTTATGCAGTGGTTCGCAAGAGTCATCTGCCATGCGATGGAGATGATGCACAGGATTGGCTTGCATCGAGAATCTACAAGCTGACTAGTGGCACTGATTCACAATTTAAGCAGAGTATAGGTGTTATCAACTACGAGGTAATTCCGAGCGGTTACATCAACGAGATTAAGAGCCTAACAGCAAACTATGAATTTGCTTGTGTGACTGTCGACTTTGATATTCAAATTATCACAACCACTGAGGATGGCTGCTATGATATCTGTGCAACAGGCGACATTCCGCTTCCAGACTTCCAACCTTGCACACCTTGCTTAACTGAGGTTGCTGTTGATGGTGTTACAATCACCGGAAATGGAACGGCTGCCGATCCATTGGTGGCAGTTGGTGGCGAAGGTGGAGCGATAGCAGTGGAGAATGATGATGTTCAGGTGACACCGATTGCAACTACATTGAACTTCACAGGCGATGGAGTTACAGCATCACTGACATCACCTGGAATAGTTGAGGTAAATATACCGGGCGGAAGTGGAGATGTTGGAACATTGCAGGAAGTTACCGACTTAGGGAACTCGACAACCAATGATATTGCATTCACAGCAAGCGCAGGGCTTTCATTTGACAACGGCGCATTCTTCCGCAAAGGTACAACCGATGCAGGCAATGGCGGAGCAAAGGGCACAGCGCAAATTTGCTCAATAAGTTATGAGCTCAAGTGGGAAGCAGGAAGGTTGTACTACATGCAGCAAGATGGCTTCACCATTCGAGATGTGACTCACAACTTTACACTTGTGCCTCAAGTAACTGATGACAGCACGAAGGGCTTTGTGGCAGGTTCTCGATGGAGCTTAGATGATGGCACTGTTTACCTATGTTCTGATGCCACAATCGGCGCAGCTGTTTGGGCAGTTGTTGCAGTTGGCGGAGTCACATCGGTTACAGGCACAGCACCTATTGCATCAAGTGGCGGTGCAAATCCAGACATTAGCATCACTCAAGCAAATACCACAACGGATGGCTACTTGAGTTCAACGGACTGGAATACATTTAATAACAAAGGATCAGTCTCATCGGTTGACCTTACAATGCCTGCCGCATTCTCTGTCACTGGCAACCCAGTAACAACGAGCGGAATATTGGCGGTGGCAGCGGCAGGACTTTCAACGCAATATATCAGAGGTGATGGGCAGCTTGCAAACTTCCCTACATCAAGCGGCGGCGGTTCATCAGTTAGTTACTACCTCAACGGCTCTGTTCCCCAAGGTACATTTGCTGGTTCTGCTTATGAGCAAATGAGTAAAACTCCAGTCTTAGGAGGTGGTACAACCTTTACAAGAACTAATGCTCAAGGTAATGGATTGATAGCACAATTTATTACAGATGCAAACGACCCAAGTGTTTTATCAATACCGGCAGGTAATTGGAATTTAGAACTATTTTTTAGAGCAACATCAAATGGTGGTAGTCCGTCATATTATGTTGAATTGCTCAAGTATGATACCATAGGACTTACATTTACATCAATTGCAACTGACTCAGCAACACCTGAAGGTATTACAAACGGCACTACATTAGATGCTTATTTCACTGCATTAGCAGTGCCTGCCACTACACTTGCAGTAACCGATAGATTAGCACTTAGAGTATTTGTAAACACATCAGGTAGAACAATTGAACTACATACTGAGAATGGTCACCTATGCCAAGTCATTACCACTTTCTCCACTGGCTTAACTTCGCTTAATGGACTGACTGCTCAGACTCAGCTTCTGGCAGTTGGTACAAGTGGCACTGACTTCGCGATATCATCAACAACTGCAACTCACACCTTTAACCTACCAACGGCATCAGCTGCTAACAGAGGTGCGCTGAGCACAACTGATTGGACTGCCTTCAACGCCAAGCAGGATGCACTGGTAAGCGGCACGAACATCAAGACCATAAACTCGACAAGCATCCTTGGAAGCGGTAACTTTGCCACTCCATTCGAGCTTGTTGTCGCAGCATCAGATGAGACTACTGCGCTAACTGCCGGAACGGCGAAGATAACTTTCCGCATGCCGAGGGCAGTGACCTTATCAGCTGTTAGAGCATCGCTTACAACGGCTCAAGCAAGTGGGAATATCTTTACCGTTGATATCAATGAAGGCGGCACAAGCATCTTAAGCACTAAGCTGACAATCGACAACACCGAAAAGACAAGCACAACGGCTGCCACTCCTCCAGTGATCAGCGATACTACTCTTGCCGATGATGCAGAGATTACAATCGACATCGACCAGATTGGAAATGGAACAGCGAGAGGATTAAAAGTAATGTTAATAGGTAATTACGCATGAGTTTCTTAGTCAACCCCTACGTCTATGGATCAGCTGCCTGCACCGATGTTGATGCACTTGCATTTTTAGCGGCGGCAGGTATTACCGATGCCACAATCACATCGGCAGTTTGCACATTGGTGACAACGATGAAGATTGATGGTACCTGGGCCAAGTGCAATGCTATTTATCCGATGGTTGGAGGAACGGCAACAACGCATAAATTCAACCTTAAGAATCCTGCCGATAGCGTTCTTGCTTTCCGATTGTCATTTGCAGGAGGTTGGGTGCATTCGGCAAACGGCGCACAGGCAAATGGTAGCAATACTTTAGCAGATACGTTTTTAAGTCCAAGCGTAACATTGACTTTGCTAAATACTCATTTATCCTTTTATTCAAGAACCTCAACAATAGGAAACAACAACAGAGATATTGCAGCTTTCACTGCTAACTCTACGCCATCGTTTTCATTGGGAACAAATACCGGCTTGTTGGTATCCGACCACTACTGGTTTACAACTAACCGAATGACAAGGTCTATTCCCAATGCACAGGGCATGATGCTAACAAGCAGAACCAATGACACGACCCACAAATCTTACAGAAATGGTGTGCAATTGGGAGCAACTGATACTGTATCCAATGCAGGCAAGGTGATGCCAACAAATAATTTATACTTAGGAGCGGCAAATGGATCGTCAGGAACATTTTCAAACAAGCAGTATGCGTTTGCATCCATCGGCAGCGGCTTGACTGATGCAGAAGCATTGGCATTTTATAATGCCGTACAAGCGTTTCAAACAACTTTAGGAAGACAAGTATAATGGAAGTATATAAACTAACATACGAAGAGGCTCAGAGCCTTGTTGGCATTCAGTTTATGCCCGATAATTATTTCAACCCCATCATGGATGCTGATGGAAATCATATAATCAGCATTGAAGAAGTTGAGCAGTGCTCAATTGATTGGGTGAAAGCATTACCTTTGATAACCTATAAACCTATTGAATTATGGCAGGAGTAAAGATTACCGACTTACCATTAATTACTGAAGCGGAAAGTGGTGACTTGCTTTATATCGTAGATATAAGCAACACAACCGAATCTCCGCAAGGTACATCTTCGCAGATTTCGGTGGGGAATATTGCAGGTTTTGATAGTGGAAGCTATACTCCGACAATTAGCGGACAAACGAATGGCATATTAGTATCACCGATTTCTAGCACATACATTAAAATAAAAAACATTGTATCAGTTTCAGCTATGTTGGATATTCAATTGGCATCAAGTGAAAATACTGGTACTTTTCAAATTGAACTTCCAGTAGCATCAAATTTCACAAATTCAAATCAATGTTTTGGCTTAATGCAATGGTCTTATGGTGGAATTTTAGCTGAAATAGTAGGCTTAACAATTGAATCAAATTCTATAAACAATACATGTATTGTAGGATTAAGTACCGCAACAGATAACATTCAATTGTTATATGCTGTAATTCAGTTTCAATATGAAATTATTTAAAATCAAACCATCATGGCAGGAGTAAAAATTACAGACTTACCACCACTTGCTACGGCAGTAACTGGAGACCTATTATACATCGTTGATATCAGCAACACAACCGAATCTCCAGAAGGAACATCTTCAAAGATTACAGTTGGGAACTTGACTAATTCGCTTAATGTCGTGAGTGGTACATGGACACCAACATTTAGTAACAATTCAGGAGCATGTGGTAATGTGACATTGACAACTGCATACTATTCAAGAGTAGGTAATATTGTAACTTGCACAATATATGGCAGTGTTGATACTGATTTTAGTTCTCTTGTTCAGGGTGATTTTGATTTTACTTTCCCAATTGCACCAGTAAGCAATAATGCAAGAGGGGTAACATCATTTAATCAATATACTAACGGAGCAAGTGATGCTGTTATAGATGACAGAATTTATTTAAGAGCATTGGCAACAGACCCTTTAAATTCTAATCAAGAATTTGTTGCATCATTTCAATACTCTTTGATATAATGCGGCTTAGCGACAACGGCCTGCGCCTCATACAGGAGTTTGAGGGATTGCGCTTGACCAGTTACCTCTGCTCAGCAGGAGTGCCCACCATTGGATACGGCGCAACCTACTATGCAGATGGCAGCAAGGTAAAGCTCGGGCAGACAATCACCAATGCTCAAGCGGCGCAACTTCTCAAGGATCATGTTAAGGAGTTCGAAGGTGCAGTGCTTGGTCTGCTTAACACTACCAAGTTGAATCAGAATCAGTTTGATGCGCTTGTAAGTTTCTGCTTCAACCTTGGAGCAGCAAACCTTGCAAAGTCTCAGCTGTTGCGGTTTATAAAAGCCAACCCAAACGATCCAAAGATTGCAACTGAGTTCCTTAAGTGGAACAGAGCAGGCGGCGAGGTTTCCACTGGGCTTGTAAGAAGACGCAAAAAAGAGGCGCAACTATACTTCACAAAAATCGTTTAACAACTATGGCCGCAAGAAGAGTCAATAAGCCAAGGCAAGTGCTTGATATATTCATCAAGTATTGGAGGCCGACCATTGGCTCTTTGGTAATTCTCTCAAGTGTGTTTGCCCTTATCTTTAAGCAGATCACCACAGAGACTCTTGCAGCTATTGTGGCCGCAATGGTGGCCGCAGGATACATACCAAAAGCAAACGACAATGGATGAAGGAAGAGACTCAACGTACACTACAATTGATGAAGGCTGCGTGGTGGGCATTGGGTGCAAAGTCCATACTCATCATCACACAATTCATATCGAGCCGAAAATCGTTTACCAATCGATGGTGAAATTCACTATCTTTGGCAAGCAATATTGCACTAATCAATGGGGGCAAACTTATGAGCTTCCTGCTGATGACCCAATACCAGAGCCAAAGCCGATGCAACAGATCTACGCAAGCGATACAATCACACCTACCACATCTGCATTCTTGCTTGCTCCAAAGCCAGAGGCGAAGATAATCATCAAGCCTCGCACCGAGTACACCGAATTTAAGCCCACAATGGATGGGCCTGTGATGGGCACGCTGCTTGTGTTTACAATTTACATCACTGCACATTGGGCATGGAACTCAATGGCTGCATGGAATAATCTATATAGCGAACTCTCGGCATGTCTTCGCTCTTCATCTTAGAAAGATCAATCGACCTCTTTTATGTGGTCACCGACCTTGAAGGCAAGATTTTCACGAACAATGAATTGTTCAAGAATTATGTTAGCCATATCAAGCCGACCAAAATCACTGATATCATCAGCATCGAAGGTGACAAAGCAG